GATTGAATGTAGGCAATATCTGTTCAAGAATCTGCAGGCCCGAGTCTTGATTATCCGCAAGAATTGATAACTGCATTCCAAGAATGTATGGAACCGATTGACGAATCACTGTCTTCTGGCTATTGTCTCCGTCTATAGGATACGTGCGAACGTTATTGCGGTTAAGTATAGCCGATGTATCGTAACTGAACGAAACGATTTCAAACGACATTCTTGGGAGACGAATAGCGACATCTGCGTTATTGCTATTGTCTGCGTCACGAATACGAACAAGGAATCTCTCACGCGGTCCATACGCAAGCGGCACACGCGAAACATTCTCAAGCTTGCCTGAGATAGTCTTGCCTGTGTAGATGTTATTAAAAATGGAACCAAAGACAGCGACTGTCTTGCGAATAGTTGCATTATAGAAGTATGCGTCGTCTAACATGATTATGGAGTCTGAACTTTTCTGTTTAGTTGTGCTACGCGCATCTTTTGTTTAGTTTCGACACTAAGTTTTTTTCCTAGTTGGCCTTGCCGCATTCTCTCGCGCTGTTCTATAGTTCGTTTTTTACCGGTGTTTGACTTAGCTCTTTTAGCAATCGTTTCTGGTGTATTGCCGTTATAACCAGAAAACGGCTTTCCTTTTTTTACTTCGCTTAAATGTTTTTTGCTTTCTTCGGTACGAGTTCGCCCTCGATTACCTATAGAAATTTTTGTTCTAGTTTCTGCTGTGTGTTTTTTTCCAAAGAAACCATTCTTCTCGCCGCGCTGGCTTAACGACATTTTCAATTTTGTTTGATCAGAAACTTTTCGTCCATCGTTTGGCGACGCTTTGCCAACGTTTGCATTTATCCATTCGCTTCGTTCGGTCACTTTTAATCTACGGAGAACTTTATGTTCCCAGTTAATAGCGTCTTTTTTATTTGAAAACGTTTTTCTTATCTCATACGTAAATGAACATAAGCCATATTTTTGTATTAGACTATGAACTGCCTTTGATGAAGAAAAATACTTGTCCCATAAATCTGCTGGGCTGCATCCTCTTTTATATCTTACTCCGTAATATCTTCGTTTAGTTGTCGTGTGGGTAAGGCAATAAGTAAAGGGTATGGTGGTGTCTTCCATTTACCTATTTATATTAAAAGACTTTTTGATTAATATCGTTATAAATTGACATTTCCAAATGGGTTCTCTTCGCTAAAGTCAAGCCAGGAATTGCCTTCAATCTCGAACTGACTATTCTGAGCGTTATCATCGTTTCGATTCGTTATGTCGTCCGTTGATTCTGTGATCGTGTAAACTGTCGTAATCTCTCCAGTCACGTCTGTGATAGGGTTGTTAATTACTACACCGGTCACAAGAGTTTGATATAAGCCAGAGTCGTATGTGATTGGGCCAAGGTATACTTTGTCAACAAGAACATCCTCGGTATTTTCGACATGAAGAATTTCGCATGCTGCCGTCGCGTCGTCTGTGAACGTAAGAGTAACCTTTTCGCCTTCAATCAAGCGATCATTATTTTCAGCCGGAAATTCTACCAAGACATTAAAGCCTGTAGAAGCATAACCTTGAATTGCATCAATTTCTTCAATGCCAGTATCAATTGCGTTGTTCGGATATTCATAAAGTTCAGCGATAAGCTTGTATGTGTAAAGTCCACCTAACTGGAAGAAAGGCTTCTTATCTTCAACGAACTTGATCTCAAAAAGACCCTTCGTAAGCGGGATGTAAATTAAGTCACCTTCGCGTGGACGGACCGATTCTTCAGGATATCCAAAGCGGCCAACTAATTGATTCCAACGGTACACACTAACCGCAAGTGTTAACTGATCTCGAATCTCAAGACCGAACTTAGTAATAAGCTTACCGTCGCCTTCAAATCCATCAACAGATTCAACATACATCTCGCACATGTATGCATCCGGAAAGTTAGAAAGAACATCTTCGTTTAGAATGCGATCAAGCTTAACGATCTTGCGCGGAATGTAATACATATCATGCCCATACACTTGAATTGATTCAGCGATCAATTCGGCGAGCAGGCTTTTCTCGGATTTTGTTCCGTGCGAGATGTAACGATTGCGAGGCATTACTTTTATTTATCGAACGAATTAATGATTGCATGCACGCAAGCAAGGCAAGAGTTGGGGCATTCAGGCTGGCAGTGCATACAGAAGTCATGCCCAGTCATTGCTTTTTCTGTATAGGCCGCAACAAATTTCTTTACATCATCATGATTGATGTTGTCCGATGTTAACCGTGAAGCATCAACGTCGATTACTATTCGGCCATCTTTCGATATAACTGTTAGGGGGCAAGATTCCATATGTGTTTATCCAACAAAGAAGTCAGGCGGTAAAGAATACTTGGTGTCATATTCCTCTTCGATCTTAAGGATCTCTTCCTTTGCATCATCGAGAATTGCACGGCCGTTGATTGTAATG